TATTATTAATAGTAACTGATCCTCCGCTACCTGAAGAAGCTATTGATGTTATAGAGTGAGCTAAAATATCATCAGTCCAATAAGATTGGTCAGGGAAGAATCCAGCATTTTGAGTTAAATTAGATATAGAAGGTATTCCATTAACTGTTGATATAAAAATACCATAATCTCCTTCTTCAGGAGTGTTACTAGGGGGATCTTGAACAGAATTTATATATTCTCTTAGATTAGTATCTCTAATATCAATAGAAGCACTATAATCATCATAAATATCTACTCCTACAACATCATAAATTTTTCCTGAAGGTAAATTGAATTTCCATCCTATTTCAATATCATTAGCATTGAAAGTATTAAGGTTAGATTCATTATTAGGCCACCCTGAAGTTTGAGGGATTATTTCAAATTGGGCATTATAAGTTAAATTAACACCATTGTAGATACTGCTAGCAGAACTAAAAGTTTCAGTAACATTTACAGTACCAAATTTGATACTTCCTACAATTAGTATGTCAGGTGAAGTTAACGCCATTTTTTAATTTTTATTTATTAACTAATTAACCCAAATGTAACCATTACTGTGGTAGCTCCAGAAGAGACACATCCGGTATTAGTATTATTTATAGCATATATATCTAATGTAGTATAATTTCCTGTTGCAAGGGTTTGTACAGCTGAAAAGGCTCCTGTTGATGTTCCTGATGGTACTCTAGAATAGATATTACCAGCATTATTACCATGTGTCATTATATTAATTAAAGGTTGGATTTGTTTAGATCCTGGTCTACCTACAGTTAATCTAGTAGATGTAGGAGTATTAAATGTCCATCCTAACCCTTCTAAAGTAGCTTTATTTTCACCGTTAGGTCCTAATACACTAGCTATAGGAGTTCCTCCAATATCTATAACCCCACTAGCCATATTTAAAACAATTTGATAAAAAGATGTTCCACCTGAACCTCCAGCATTTAAAGCATAAGAAGCTGTAACAGCATATGATGAACTTACAGCTCTTAAAGAAGATGATGAATTTACTGCAAAAGATGCACTCAACACTGTCATTGAAGACGTTTGTGAATTTAAAACAAAAGAGGTTGAGTTTAAACCATCTAATAAATCTGCGTTTGAAGCGTAAGAAGCACTTGTTGAATTTAAAGCATATGATGAAGATGCTATAGTTAAATTAAAAGTACTATTATCACTTTTAGTAAAAGTTAAAGTATTATTACTAATAGAAGCAGTAATTAATGAGGTTGCAGATGAAGCTGTAGAAGATACTGTTAAATCAAAAGTTGTATTATCCCCTTTAGTGAAAGTTAAAACATTACCGTTAACAGATCCTGTAGCTACATAAGCTGATGGGTTTGTTGAGTTTGAACTTACAGTCCAATAAAAATTACCTGATGAGGTATTATAAGCTATTAAAGCTGTTGGGGTACTGTTTTCTAAAAGGTTTGGATATCTTACATCAGAAGCTGATACTACTAATGAACCTGATAATATAAAAAGTGTATCTGTTTCTCCTCTTAGAGCTTGGATAGACCTTAAAACATGTTCAGGATATATAATACTACCACTAGCTATGCTGCTTGTACTAATTAAGTTACTCATTAAATTTTAATTTTATGAAAAATATATACTATTTCCCTAATAAATATTAAAAACAGTAAAATAAATTAAAGTATTATACAACTTTTTCTGTAAAAGATGTTTTTGTTACATTATAAGATTTAGGACTTGGACCTGCTTGAGCTACATTTATAGTATTAGGTATAATATATCCTTGTACTGTTAAACTTAAGTCACTTTTACTAGCTCTATCAGCTCCATTTTCTAACAAAGTTGGAGTAGGGAAAGAATTTATAGAAGCTCTAAATAAGAATCTTTCAGGATCACCCCAGTATGAATCAGAAGCAAATTCTAATGCCTCTATTATTTTATTCATTTGTTCTGTGTAATCAGTATAAACTGATAATTTATATGTAATAGTAATATAATCTGGTATTATACCTAAAATATACTCTTTTTGAGGTTTTTGGTCTCTTAATACATTAAAATTATCATAGTTATTTTTACTAGAATATCCTTTTTCAAAATATTGAACATTATGAACTAAGTTACCATCTAATTTATTACCTATATTTCTATTTTTTTCAAATGATTCACGTTTAAGCATTATTAATGGTGTCATAATTTTACCATTAACATCACGATAAAATCCATCAGCTTGAATCGATTTCCAACGCTCAGGAGAACCATATATAATAGGTACCGCAATTTGTCTGTTATTTTGAGTAACCGTTGGTTTTATAACGTTTTCTAAGTAATATATAATAGTATTATCATGATCTTCTAAACCAATAGTAATAGTTTTAGCATCAGTATCATTTTTTAATGATGTTTCTAAAGCTCTATTAAATTCAGGTTGTCCAGGTCTTACTTCTGATGAATAAACTTCATTAGGGTTAGAATACGGTTGTAACTCTCTTTCAGGAAGTTGATAAGGTTCTGAAAGGGTAGCTAAGAATTCTCTTTTTTTTATTGGGCGTGGTTTGAAATCCATTATAATCTATCGTCTCTTAAGCCAACACGTTCTGGACGAGTGTAATGACATGTTACTATTATTGATAAACTTATTCCTGTATCAGGTAATCCATCAGCATTACTATAGGCATAATCAGGATCTTTACCTACTACTAATTGATTTTCATTTACATTATCAATTTCATAATAGTCTTCATTCCAAAGTATAATATCACCTATATTAGGTACTACATTAGCAGCTATTAAATGAGGTCTAAAAAATCTTACTGTTAATGGTCTAGTAGTATCAACTCCAAAATCATCATTATTAGAGTCAGTATTTCCTCTCTCTAATAAACAGTTTATTAATACAGGGCCTCTGAATGTTTTATTTAGATTTTCACCATAGATATTAGCTGGAGTTTCATCAAGTACAACTTGATAATACCCTACTTTTTGTTCTATAACTTGTCCTAATAATTCATTATTAATATTAGAGAACATACTAACATCTCGTGATCTTCCAAAATATGCCATATTATCCTATAAAAATATTTAAAGGTACTTGACCTAATGTTTTTTGCATATAATCATTTTCTTCAGCTTTTCTTTGAAGTTGTGATCTACGTGAAGCTTCATCTAAATCTTGTCTTAATTTTTCAATTAAGGTAGTTTGTAAATCTCTAGATTTAGTTAATAAATCAGCTTGGTTCAATGATACTTCAGCCCCTGGGATTGGAACTGAACCATATTTACCTCTAATAAAAGCTAAACTTTCAGCTGCTAAAGCTAATGTGTATTCAAACACCCAGTATCTACCAGGAGCATTAATATAAGAGTATGTTGGGTTTTCGTAAGGAACATTTGAAATATCAGTAATTAAATTATTTCCTGCGCCTGAACCACTTGTTGGTATTACACTATTCCTTTCAGAAACTTTAATATATTCTATTCTTAACTTTTTTTCATGTGTAGGGATAGGGAATATTTTTAATTTATTATTTACAATATTAAATGAAAAAGCAGATCTTCTTATTTGATCATTCAATTCAATAGCTTGCATTACCCCAATATCATAATTTAAAGGCATTAACATAAAGTTAATAGCAGGAGATGAATTACCAAATCCAAAAGCATCTAACAATTGTTGCGAACCATATCCTGTACCAGCATAAGGGTCAAAATATCTTACAATAGCAGGAGTATTTTCGTAAAACACAGTTTTAATTTCAATAGAATCTCCAGGTGATAATGAGGCTGAACGAGAAGCCCATAAATCTAAATCATAATCTTGAACTCCTTCAGTCATTGTAATAGAACCAGTGTACCAAGTAGTTTTACCACCAACACCTGCTTCACTACCATAATCTTGAGCTAATCTAATAATATTACCTAATGAAGGTTTAATAACTGTATTATTTAAAGCAGAACCTGTTGAGTTAGCTTCTAAAGATAAAAAATTATTTCTTATTTGATATAAGTAAAGTTCGTTTCCGTAAGTAGTTACAGCAGATTCAAAACAAGAAAAGAATTGATCACCACCCATTTCAATATCCATTGAAGGGTAACCTAATCTTTGTGCGCAGAATTTTGCTACTTTTACAGCATCAGATCTAAATTCAGGTTCGGAATCATAGAAACCAAAAGGTGTTGAAGAACCTGATGTGAAGGTAGCGGTCCCTGTCCATATTTGTGAATTAGCCATGTTTTATTTTTAATATAAATATGTGAAATTTACTAATCTCTGAAATCTTGGTATACTTTTAAGATTGGAGATACTATCTCATGTCTGTGATTTTGTTTTAGAGCAAATATTCTAAATCCGTTTACTTGTTCTTCAACTCTTGTTAAGAAAGAGAAACCAGTTTCCTTTTTTACTTTTAAATCAATTTGGGCTAAGTCTCCACATATTACCATTTTGGATCCTTTACCTAATCTTCCTAGTACAGTTTCCATCTGGTCTTGGGTAACGTTTTGGGCTTCATCTACTATTACGAAAGAGTTAACAAATGTTCTACCTCTCATAAATGCAAAAGGAACTATCTCAATATTACCATTTTCTAATTCTTTATCTACTTTATCCTTACCATATAGCATGTATAAGTTATGATAAATCGGCGCTAACCACGGATCCATTTTTTCTTTCAGATCACCTGGTAAGAAACCTAGTTCTTCTTTAGCTACTGTAGGTCTTGTTATAATAATTTTTTCTACCTCTTTGGAAAATAGCATATCAAGGGCGGCTTGTACTGCTACAAGTGTTTTTCTTGAACCTGCCATTCCTTTTAAAACGACTACTGGATTTTCTAC